TTACTTTTTAAACAAACCTCTACGGTACATAACCGTGATAAAACGATAAAAATCGTAACTTGCTCCGTTATCAATACTGAACAGTGGGTTCTTCGAATCATAGGCTAGTGCTGCATCTACAGCCGCTTTGGCCCATACCGGAACCTCCATTTGCTGGCGTGCCTGTAGTCTCTCCACCTGTGCCTTCAACGCATCAAACGCTGCTTTCTCTTCGGTTGTCATCGGTTCGCCCCCTTTCGGTGGTTCGGCTGGGTTCGGCGGATTCGTGGGTTCTGTCGGTTTAGGAGGATTAGGAGGTGTCGTTGCAGGTGCATATCTGGCTCGTAGCTGCGCTGCCGTCCCTTCAAACTCGTTCATGTCGACATTGCCCGCAATGCCATTCACCTTACCTGAGTCCGTGTACTGCCAGAACGTCCAACGTTTCCAAGCAGGCTGGTCATCCGGCACCCGTGTGTTGCTGTAACGCGCGATCCATAGATCATACGTACCTAGCGAGGCATCAAAATTTCCAGCAAATGAATTGCCCGTATATATAATTGGTTTTATGCCAGTAAGACGTTGTAATTCGGTTAAAAAGGCTTTGGCTACAGTGTTCATCTGCGCTCTGCTCAAATTACCGGGGTTATTCTCGTAGTCCATGACAGGAGGTAATTGTAATGCCTTCGCACCCCCAATCTTCTGCAAAGTGTTCACATAATGCGCAGCTTCTGCTTTGGCGATCTCTGTAGAGGTTCCACGAAAAAAATGATACGTCCCCACCAGCATGCCAGCCGCAAGTGCACCAGCCACATTTTGCTGAAAATTTGGATCGGTATACGTTCGTCCCTCCGTTGCCTTGATGAACACAAATGTCATGCCACTTGCCTTAACTTTGGCCCAATCAATCGTGCCCTGGTAACGGGAGACGTCAATGCCCTGTGTGTTACCTGGCGTTCTCGTTTGCATGGTTCTCACACCCTTTACGCGGCAAGTTTGCCGTTTGTATATAGTAGATGTCAGGACAAGGTAGCTTGCCTGTGTGCATGTCCTGATTTTTGGAATTTTTGAGGAGTTTAGAGGGAATGTTGTTGGGATTAAGTTCGTTGGTTGCTGGAATAGTTAGGGTTGGTGTGGTGTGTTATAAAACAAAACTCGTTTAGCGGTTAGGTACTAATCACTAAAATGACAGAGCTCTCTTCGTATGGTGTTCTCCATAGATTTTGAATCTTTTATTATGAGAGTAAGATTAAACATTTTAGTGATAGATAAAACTGTTGGATCTACTCTATTCCTAGTTTATTAGCTAAATGAATCTAAAATATTCTTCGAGCTAGTCCTATTCAGTTTGCTATAGGTTTGCTTTCAACACACTATTAGAATTGCTATTTGATTTGCTTTTTGTACGGTAGATGAACAATGTAAAGATGCAATTACTTTTTATCTTTTTTCTTTTGTACGTCACTATCATCATCCGTTTGAGCAAAAGATTCATTAGACTTAAAAGGGAGGTTACCGGGGTGATCCCCGGCACCTCCCTTACCCTTGAGTACTTCAATCGCCTGTCGAATCGCAGGTGGAATGGGCGCGCCCAGCTTGCCACCATTTTCAATAATAGACAACAACTCATTCGCGATATAAAAAAAGGCGACCGCATCCCTGAACAAATGTCCGTCTCCCAGAACACCGTCCACCAGATGAGCCACCGATACCATTGCAAAAATAAATACCTTTCGGGCAATGCCGAACAATCCTGTGTTGCTCTTAAGCGTGCCTGTCATAGCTGCCGCTGCAAAACCTGTCATATAGTCCAATGCCACAAAAACTAGCAATACACCCAACACACCCGACCAACCACCAAAGAAGTATGAGGCTGTCATGCTCCAAAAAGCCACAAGCCATTTACCTACCGTCTCCAACTCACTTCCCCCTCCCTTCTTTTCAATATGACACCCCCTTGACCACGTCAGGGGCATAAAAATAGCATCTCTTGGGTACGCCGATTAAGCTGTTACAGTTACAGTACCAGTCACTACTTCTGTCACTACGGATTTTAGATTAAACAGAGCTGGTACTTGATCCAGCCTATAAACATCACTCAACACCAGACCTACCCATACTTTAACCAAACCGCTATCTTTAGTGTATGTCATAGTTATCCACCTCCTCCCATGACTTCCGTAAGAACAAGGCTTAATTCAGCGACAGCATGTTTTAATTCGTTGTTCTCTGCCTGCATACGTTCATTATCAGCGGCCAATTCGGCAATTTGAGATGTGAACGAAACCGCTGACTGCGGAGGTTCCTCGTCTGCTTCTGACGGATAACTGAAAAGTGGTTCCAATGTTCCCGGGTCAATCCTTTCTATGAATCCACCTCTCACAATGTCCATGATATATGCGCCATGTTCCAATTGGACTACACCCACGGTTTTCGGTACTTTATCGGCCAAGGCTTGATATAAATTAAAATCTTGCTCTTTCGTCGTTTCGATAGCTACCCCGGAACTCTCCGGCGTAATGACAATGACGTTCCCGGATTGTATGTCATAGTATACCTTCATACCGATTTTATTTTTCGGCTCTTGTTCGTTCACTTTCCCACTACCTTTCTTTAATTGAAAATATTAACAAACTAACTGTAACAACTATAATGATGTTATTTTAAATTGTTGAAATGCCCATCCAACTGTTGCGTTTGAGGTGTCAGTAGTGTGAGAGTATACAATTGCCACCAATTTCAACGGGCCTGATACATCAAAGCTTGAGTCTATTCCATTTGTATAGAGTGAAAACGTTGTAGAAGTACCAGTGGTTGCTCTGCCGCTGCCAAAATAATATAATGTGCCAATTGTTTTTCCTATTAAGTCAATTTGAGCATGTAGCAAATTCAAATATCCTGTACTACTTATATAAGTTCCTAATAAATTACGTCTTCCTTTTGAATCTTGTAACGCAAAAGCAACACTCATTCCAGGATTGTTAGAATATACGACGGGACAAACAGTGGAGTTTGCGTTATTCATAATCATTATCAGATTGGTTCCTGCATCAAACTCCGCTATAGTTGCCAATACTGGTATCGTCCCTGCCGGAACGATTGAAGTAGCATATGGTATATTAGGCGTTTGCACCTTATAAACTCCACCGCTCCCCCCCCACTCAACCTGTGTTTGCCCAATAAAAAATTATCAAGTGTCGTCATTAGGTCACTACCTTTTCTAACACTAATCCGTATGTCAGGGAATTGTTGAGTCCAACGGCGGTTCCCAAAATGCTGGTTCCGTTACCTACCAACCTTTGCAAAGGAACATACAACGTGTCCCATGGATTTAATTGATAATCTATAAACGACACGGCAGAAATACTCGTATAAAATTTCATTACGTTGCCCGACAAGCACGTTATAATTAACCTTTTTAAAATCCAGTCTCCGCCACTTGCAGTAAACAAGGTAGTAGCGGTCGCTTGAACCAATCCGTTTAACTTTACATAAGGATACTCAGATGCAACATAATCACGTTCAAAGCCAACAAAAGACATTGCTGTATTGTTCCCCGCTTCCGTGCTTCTAACTTGAATTGTTTCTCCTTGAATCATGGGTATATCAAGATCATTGATAACCAAAGAATCTTTTGCAGGGACAACATAATTAATCATTAATCGTATGCCGCCGATTGTTACATTGATTGTCTGAGCCGTGGCGGAATTATTGCTCATAGTCAAGGACTTTACAACTGCATATTTAGAAGATGGAACAGTGTATACCGTAGTGTCAGCAGTGGGCATTATTCTTGAAGATAAATTTTTTATGATGTCTGTCATTACATAATCGCCCCCCAAACGTTACGTTTTGGTGTTTGCAATACCCACGCACTCCAATTTCCTGCACCGTCTGTTTGTCTAGTAAAAACTTTTGACGTATTCGCTTGTGTGGCTCTTTGTAAAATGATGGTAGGAGCATACATGTACACTTCCACGAACCAAGAGATTGATGATTCTGGCGTATTTGATGGTGTTCCAGTTGATCCATTTCTGTAATAAAATCCAGGTTCGACTAATTTATTAAGATCAGCGTTAGGCTTGTAAATGAGCCTACCGTTATCCTCTGTAATCTTGTATTTCTGCCAAGTCTTATCATCCACATATTTTTGAGCCGCTAATCTATCTTCACTCACCGCTTCACGTAGCGTATCCAAATCCTCGCGTGTCGCCACACCTGCATCAATCTTCTCAAAAATCCCATTAATACTCTCCCGGGTTACACTCTCATTTCCCAGCGGCAAGGGTAACTTCAATCGATCGGTTTCTTTTGGCATTATGCCCACACCTCCAGTTCGTTCCACGTCAGGGACGCGGCGTCTAGTTCATCCCAGGTGACCTGTTTGTTGTCCAGATCATCCCAGATTAGATAGCGATACTCGTACTCCACAGCCATATGTGCTGGCTTCAGCTCATCAATTGCTCGCTTGAGGTCATCAATATTGGGCGGAATGCCCATCGTATCCACAAAGCTTACCGTAAAGCTCCACGCTTCCGGCTGAAACGTCACATCTACCTTGCCCCCGGCATACGCTTCGGCCACGTTGGCAACAAGCCTACCCGAGAACTTCCCTGCACCACGCAGCTTCGATTCTACGACAGCACGCCGTTGTTCCACAGGTTTGAGACGATCTGTCTCAATGCCCAGTTCTTGCTCCCAGTAGCCTAATCCCCATGTTGCAGTACGGACAAAAAATTGATGAAACGTCTCATCCAGTGCCTCATACAGCAGATCTATCTCGGTACCTTTGGACTGCATATCAGCTCGCATCACCCGTGAAGTCTCATAATAACTGGGCAAATACGAGAAAAGCTCCCGCCCCTTCGGGCTTGTCAGCTTCACACTCATCGTAGAAGGATTACTCATATCTTACGTCCTCCTTCCCACTGTGACTTTTACACCTATTCATGCACATCCACCGTTCCCAACACCGCAACCTGACTTGCCGTCATCTCGATATTCTGGTCACTCACACCATTTACTGTAAGTTCCGAATAGTCGATAATCGGCGGAATGTCGAGCAGGATAGCAGCAATACGTGTGTAACGAACGAGCGGATCGGCAAAAGCAAGCTGCTTCAGATACGCGGTCACCCCGCGTTCGATTAACTTCCTCACATCGGCTAGCGTGGTATCACTCGCCAGTGTCAGCTTCACCTGAATGTTCATCGGCACTTCCTCTGCCGGCATGACGGTTACTACAGGCCCCGCGGGTGCAACGCCTTCACCTTGTCCATCCTGTGTTGGATCTACGTATTTCTGCACGGTTGTCACCAGATCACTGCCCGCAGCTCGCTTGTCCGTATCCAGCAAATACAGCCCCACACTGCCCGGCCCCTGCCAAAGCGGAATAACTCGCGTCGCTCCAACGCCCGGAACTTCGCTTGCCCACTGTACATATTGAGCTTTGTTACCACTGGTTCCCTGATTGCGGACTTTGGCATAGAAACGTTCTAGCAAAGCAGTATCTGCTTCAATATCCGCTCCGCCCTTGATTACATCCACGTTTGTAACGGAAGTCACGCCGCTCATTGGTGTAGACAGCACGGTTACCGTACCTGCTGGCACATTGCTTTCTTTTCCCGCAACGAGTGCTCGTACACCGACCATGCCAGAACCATCTTCACCTAGCTCCAAACGGGCAACCGTTTCATATTCTAGCGAGGCTTCCCCCGACACTTCATCGGCGAGGGTCGAAACCACCGTACCTGCTGTCACCACTTTCCCCGGAGTACCCACGAATCTGACTACACCTTGCGCCACCACCGCAGCCCGCCGAACAATGCCATGCTCTCCAGCACGTAAATCCAGCTCCTCTGAACGGAAATTCGGATCACTGCTCGCAGCCGTACTCGCGAATCCACGCCGTAACAATTCCTGTGCCCAGAGCGCGGCCTCAGATAACATGAACGCTACCGGAGCCTCTGCATCCCACAAGAAAGAACCCTCTGACTTATCCAGATCCGCGGGCAACCGATCCAGCATGCGCTGCATAATCTGTTCCTCGGTCTGATCTTCCAAATAACGTGGCATCTCAGCCATCCCGTCAGATCACCTCACTTTCCAAAATAAACATCTCTTCCTGCACACTCGCCACCCGACAAGAAAACATACATTGCTCAAGGTTCCAATTGAATGTGAACTGATCTACCGATTCAGTGCGCGGATCTGCCAGTAACGTCTCACTCACCATACGAGCGATCTCACTTTCCATCACACCCCGGCGATCCCCCTGCCCGATCAGATCCTCAAGCTCGGAGCCATAGTTCCGAGAATAGATCACATGCCGGTACCGAGGTGTTTTGACCGCTTTGATGCACCACTGCACCCAGGCCTCATGAGCATCTGCCACAGCGACCTTCCCACTCGGAGTCAGCACAAAATCCCCCGTACCATAGTCGAATCGCCAGCTCCGTCCAAACGTCACCTCTTCCGAAGCCGTACCCGACAGATCCTCCTCATCTCCCCAGACCACGCCTCGATCAGGAAACAGACTAGGCATTCGCACTCACCACCTTACACAGCACTACGATGTCATTCCCGCTATTCACACGCATGGCGAGCACACGATCCCCAGGTTTCAAGCCCTTTCCCAGCGACCAATTGGCTTCATCTGCTTCACTCTCCTGCAAAAGAAACCGTCCTACGCTCGTCGTCCCGCCATTCGCCACATCGCCGATCCCTGAGATTGCGCCAACAACCTCACGCTCCGGCAGCGTCAATGTTCCGGGAAACTCAGCAACAAGGTAATCCTGCACCTCATGCTTGAAATCATCCAGCTTCACACCCGATGACGTCACAGTGCCCAACACAGCACCCATTCCACTAACGGCTTGACGAGAATGATTGCTCATCGCACCACGCATCACATCGGCAAACTGTCCATACGGATCATCGTTATTCAAGGTAAACCCTCCTTCTCACCATCTCCGCCGTAGCTAGTTCCAACGTCATCGTTCCAGCTCCAGATAGATCACGGCTCACCGACATGACGATCAGCTTCAGTCCTTTCAATAACACGGCATCCCCGGCTCGAATGGTATTGATATCTGGCGCAGTTACGGTAAATGTCTCCTGAATCCCAGCCAGACGACTCTTCGCCAGTTTCTTAGCGGCGGCGGCTGTTTTCACTTGGTCGTCCTCGACCAACTTTTGCAATGTACCGAGTTCAGCTACACCATCCTGCTCAATGGCGAGTACTTTAGAGGGAACCTCTTTCCCGCTCCCCGACTCCGAAGCCGCCATGACTTTTACCTTTGTAACAGCACCTTCGAGCGTCCGCATCTGAGTCAGATCGATGAGCCGATCCAGCTCGTGCACCTTCGTGTTACTGCCAACCTTATAGAGCTGTAATCCCCCAGAAGTCATCCGAGGATGATACATGTCTCCACCTGACTTCGCGGTTTCCTTCAGATCGGCAAACATCATCGAGAAAATCGTCTGCGCCCGATACACCGCCTTACCGAGCTTGGTTTTCGTATCTGGCAGCGTGGCACAGGGAATTTTCCATTCCTTAGCGTACTTTTTGAGCCGCTGCGTCGCGGTCTGATCCTTCGGTAACAGGAACTCATCCTCTGACTTCTCCAAATAGATCATTCGGTCGTACACCGTGAGAGACAATCGCTTCGTGCCACTATTGGAGCTTTCGACCTCCCAGATGACGGCTGGATGCACTAAAGGAACCTTCGATTTTTCGCCAAAAGGAACCCCGCTGATCCGCACCGGCATTCCCGGTGATATCGAAGGTAGACCTGAAGATGCAGACACCGCCAGCCGGATGTTGGCCTGATAGGCAATCTGTTCGAGCGAATCCTTCAGCGTAATCGTCTCCACCAGTTTGGTCACGTCATATTGGTCGTCAATGATGACTTGATATGTCACGGCATCACCAGCTTCTGTCCAGGCTTGATCCGGTTCGGATCACTGCCGATGGTCTTCACATTGAGCTTGTAGATCTCGTTCCATTTGGAACTGCTCCCAAGCTCCAGCTTGGCTATTTTGGATAGCGAATCTCCAGATTTAACGATGTACGTCTTGTTTGTTTTCTTCAGATCGGTGCGAGTATTCGTCTTGCCTGCCTGGCCTGCTGTCTTCGCACTCGTCTTCTCTACCTTCGAGTCCCTCCAAGTACGCATGGTGAGGTCAAAATAAATATCCCCACTCTCCCCACCCCGAAAGGTCGTATTGTGAGACACGAGATAGACAGGCACATTCACACCTGTGTTCGTAATAATGAAGCGCAGCGGTTTCTTCGATACCAGAAATGTATTCAGTATGTTCATCGCTACACGTGGATCAGGGATATCTGCATACGTGCAGTAGGATGCATCGTATTCTTTGGGAAAAAAAGAAGAGAAGGTGATCTCCTTCACCCTCTCTCCCTGTGCAAAATCAAACTCACCATGCTCCAGCATCTGAATCGTCTCATACCCTTTGGTACGGGAAATATTCAGTTCTTCCGGATTTACAGGGAATTGAAATGATGTTGTTCCGTCTTTTAACGTAAACTCAATCTCCAGCCCTTTCACTCGGTCATCAATTACACTCATACCCGACCTCCTTTCATCCTAGGCCATGATCGTTTTGCGGTTCTCCATCGCGCGTCGTACCTCACTCACCACACGCTGTCCGACCTGACGGGCAAGTCCATCATAGTCAATGGCATTCTCACGAACGGTAACTTGTACCGCACCTACGGGAACATTTACAGCAATCTGGTTTGTGGTCTCCGTCTTGAAATCCTTGAGGTAACTCGACAAACTACTCATCTGATCTTCCGAGATCTGTACGGTCATCGGGGATGATTTGCCATTAGCTCCTGCTGTAGACTGCGATCCATTGCCCGCATTCATTGCCTGCATCTGCATCATGCTCGAACCTTGAAATGCTGCCGAAGTGGGTTGAACCCCCATCGATGTTGAATACGCCCACGGGCCTGTGGCCAAGAGCGCGGAAGGAATATAAGGCGGAGCTAATGCAGGTTGTACTGAAGGGGCTGGAGGCACAGGTGCAGGAGGAACCTTCTCTTCTTCCTTCGAGCCAAATCCGAAGAAATTGGAGATGCCGCTCGTGATGTTTTTCGTTTTTTCTGCGACATAGTCTACCGCACCAGATACAGCATTGCCCACGCTCTCGGTTGCGCTCGACATGAAATTGCCAATATCCTTCGCTTTGCCGCCAATCCATTCGCCCGCAGCACTTCCTGCCCAGCCGCCAATTGCGCCGCCAACATACGTGCCAATCCCCGGTAAAATCACACTCCCAATGGCGCTACCAATCGCGGTACCCGCAGTTCCGCCAATCATGGAGCCTACGGCTCGCCCACGCTCTCCAGCTGGAGCAGAAGCCACATTCGCTACGTCTGCCAACATGCTGATCGGTCCCAGCAATTTTCCTGCTCCCTTGGCTAAACCACCGCTTAATTTACTAAACATACCGTTACCCGATAACAGATTGGACATGCCCATCGGTGAACCTGACAAGATGCCTGAGCTAAAACCGGATTTCCCTCCACCTCGCATCCGCCTATTCTTCTCCATGGATACGGATTCGCGGAAGGACTTGTTTGATAAGTCTTGATGAATTTTAGATTGGGTTGGAGTGGGTGTTGGAGTAGTTCTCTGGGATCGGCCTCTGTGACCTCCCCCCGAAACTCTTCGCGGAGTTTTCTCGGCTTGACCACCACCAACATTTCCCGTTCGAGAATTGGTTCTGGATCGATTCCCACCTCTTGAACCACCCTTTGAACCACCTCTGCGAGTCTTTCCAATACTGCCGCCAGAGCAGCAGCCGCATTTAGCGGCGGGGCTGGATGTAGCATCTGTTTTAGATTTTTTTCCTGTAATCTTGTTCCATAGATCACGTGCTTTTTTGATTCCATTCGCAACATGAGTTACTGCATCTCCAAATTTATTAATGTAATCTGCAAAATCAGCACCCTTATCCAACCAGCCTTTTTCTTCTTCCTTCGCTACGTTCTTAACCGTATTGTTATTGCTGCCAATACTAAGCGACAGCGAAGGATTGCTCGCCGGGTTCATCTTGCCCATCGCCACTTCAACCTTCTGGCGCACCTCGACAGACACTGTTCCCGATGCCTTAACGATCTGTCCCTGAACTCGGTTTAGCTTCGCCAAGACCCGATCCAAGGCAGGGCTTAGCTGATCGTTTAGCCCAATCGTTGGTGTGATACGCAATCTGCTCAATCGAATTGCGGTACTATACACATGCTCCAGCCTGCGTCCGGTCGTACGCAGCTCGTTGTTTGTCTTGATTAGACTCTGATATCGTACCCTGCCCAGCCGTTCGGTTGAGCGCTGAATCTGATCCAGATAACGAAGGGTTGCCCGCATCTGTGCATTGGACTTACTTAGACCTACAATCATTTCTGCCATCTAATTCACCTCCTGTCATTCAATATGGATTCCTCTACCTTACCGATTGTTTTGCTTCGTGATTGCATCCATTTCCTCTTCCGAGAAAGCCAGCAACAGCGAGCGTTCGCCTCGGGGTAGAGACCAGAACTCTCCGGGTCTTAGATGATGACGCACCCACATGTGATAGAGGAACGTTGTCATCCCGCCGGAGTGAATTAGTTTTTTAGGTCTTCAATCTCCACGCCGAACCCAGATAGCTCCAGCACTTTGTCACCCACCGCATCCAGTTCACCAGCAAGCAGCATGCGGCGAACCGCTTGTTCCCCACCAGACAACTTCATGCGCCCAGTAATGCGGTTGTCGCCCCAGCCGGATAATTCCAGGCTGCGCACTTGCAGCTTCACGGTCGCTTCGGAAATAAGCAACGCATTAAACGTCTCGGTATCCACCTTTTCCTCGGTGCGACCCTTGACCGTTTTGCGAACGGTACAACGCTCGCGGATCTGATCGACTTTGGAGGATGTCAGTCCACGCAACGTAAGCAGCAGATCCAACCGCTGAATGCGCACATTTTCCTCTGGCAATCGCTCTGCCGCTTCAAATAGCTGGTCCAAAATTTGCTCTTCTGACAGCTTTTCATTCATACTCATCGAGGCATGTCTCCTTTAGGCTTCCTAAAATGTACTCGCGTTACAAAGAATCCGCACAAACATAACAAGCAGACCGAGTTCCCCTCAGTCTGCTTGTTTCTTTTCTCTGCCTTACCTTTGCTTGTTCTTTGCTGTAATTTCGCCTTATCCTTGCTGTTGCCTTGATTGCTTTACCTATTCCTCTACCGTCCTTCGTCTTGCTAACCTACGAATCTTAGTTCACTACAATCGGATTGAGCAGCTCAAATCCTTCGAAGGTAAAGCCCGTTTCCTCCGGTACTTCTTCGCCAGCTGTCCAGTTGGCTAGTTGAATTTTGTCCACCATGCAGCCTTTCAACAACACACTCTCATGTCCATAGGACTCTGGATCATCCAGCTTGGAGATAATCTGGAATTTAGTGAAGCCACGTGTAATCATATCCGAGGTAACTTTGTACCCTGTCATCGTACCTGTTCCTTTTTTCGCTCCATTCTTGTGCACCTTCCAGTCGTTGCCGACCAGATTCAGCTCACGCTTCTCAATCTCTACACTTGCTTCCAGCTTGTTAATATTGGTCTGCCACGTACCATCAATATGCAGTTGACCATGGGTACCGAGAATAACTCTTGATGCATCTAACATGAATATTCCTCCTTGGGATCATTGAACGTATCGATTCGCGTAAACCATTCGTTCACATATTTTTATTTATGGATATGATTAAACTTTGCCTCATTCGCTTACTTCCACAGCCAGCTAAACTCGTTTATCTTGAAACAGCACACTTGAAAAAGCACACTCTATGCACAAACTGGAAATAACACTCTTAACAAATCTTATTGCACATAAAAAGTGCCGAATAATTGCTCCATTACATCCGTCAATTTCACATTCCATTGCAAGTACACCTGATCTGCTTCCGGCTTCAGAATCGGAGCTGTTCCATAATACGCCGGATCGAGAACAACATCGTATCCTGATGCCTCAATCACGTTGCTCTGCGCGAGCAGTGCTAGATAGGCTTTCATCGCCCCAATCAATGCCTGGCGACCTTCCTCCGTGTTATTCACTTTACCGATGTACGTGTCCTCAGCAGAACGCTGCAGGTCTACGTTAATGGCATCCATCACACGAATGGATCGGATTTTTTTCCATGCATTATTCTGCCCGGCCACGGGTGCAACCAGCGTATTCACACCACGCAGCGCTTTCACCTGACGACCATCGTGGAAGAAAATAAATACACCATTCTGCACAGCCTGCTCCTGTTCAGCTCGTGTCCAGCGACGTGTCACATCATCGAACGGGGTAGGTGCATACGTGGTAGATTCATTCAAACGCTGACCTGCGATCAGACCTGCAACATACGCAGAGGTCTCTGCCGAGCTATAGAAGGTGTCCCCCAAACGCACACCCGTACCCACGTTAACAACACCCTCATGGTTCAACTGCGCTGAACGAGCCGATGCCTTCTGAGCAGCACTCGCTGATGTATCATCTGCTGCGGAGCCGCCAAATACGGCGATAACCGGTTTACCCTCATTACGTACACGCTTAACCCATGCGCCAAAGCTTGCAAGTAGAGGAGCATCCGCAGCTTGATCCAGAGCCAACACATCGAATTGTTCACCTTCGAGCGCCTCTTGTACTGCAATGTAATCCGCATTGGTCAGACTGTCATTACCACTCACACCGCCTCTGAATGATGCACCAGCAACGGTTGCCACCTCGCCCGTACCATCTCCAATCGCTACGGCTGTTACCCATACGTTGGTCTCATCCGCATTGATCTGTTCTGCCAGAGCTGCACCTGTGATATCTGCTGTCACCAGCGCATACAACATGCGATTTCCTTCGAAGAGACGCACTTCATGCTTCGTATTATCAATGATGCCAGGTTGAATCGTGACGTAGAAATCATTACTCCGATCCCCTACATACTTGGCGTCCAATTGCAGCACATCTTCATCATTACGATCCTTGAGCGTAAGACTTCCCGCCTTCGCCGTTTCCCCCACGACCCGATAGGCTAAAAGCTTCTTCGGCCCACCGAGTAGCGCAAGCTTCAGGGAGGTGTATGCTGTCCCATTGTCCAGTGCACCCGCTGAGAAAATCCGTTCAATCGCTGATTCGCTGCCCACTTCTACAAAAGTCCCCGCCGGCCCCCAGTTTGCCTTCACTGGTACTACAACAGTTCCACGATTTCCTGCCTGAATGGACGATGCTGCTGCCGCCTGAAAATTCATATATAAGCCCGGAAGTACCGGACGATTCGTCTGCTCCCATGTTCCGCCTGCCATTAGCCCTTCACCTTCGCTTTCATAAATTGGTTGATTCGTTCTTGTGCTTCCGCAATGGAAAACGTCTGCGCCGCTGCTTCACTCAGCGCCCCGTACAGCACCTCAGCCTTAACGGCAAAGAGGGCTTCTGCATGATTGATTAGCTCGGCTCGCGTGTACTTCGCGTCGCCTTGTTGGGTATGTTCGATTGAGCTTGTCAACGCCATCTCACCTCATTTGGATATAAGTTCAACACGCATTATTAATAAATTTATTGTGATTCAGGCTTATTCTATTCCTCTGCTATGATGCACCTGACGAATGAAAGGTACATCTATTCCTGGGCGACGAATACGCTCCTGTACGGTCAGACGGATCTGTCCATTCAGGTAGGCGTCAGCCTGTAAATCAGCAGAGACGTCATCGACCGTGACATATCGCCTGCTCTCGCTAGTTTCTTCGCTCCCCGCATCAGTAATTGCAATTCGTGCTTGTATCCCTAGCTGTTCCACAAGCCTAATTACAGTGTTACGTGTCGCCACTGGATTTCTAGTCATGACATGTCCCACGAACTGCTTGCGAATCTCCAGTGTAGAAGCACCCACCTCGGCGATATCGTAACTCGCCAGTCGCCACAAGACAGAAGGGGACTCGTACCCTCCAGGCCACGTATCACAATAGACAGACCAGGTTGAACCAAGCTCTGTTTGTGTCCAATTCTGAAGTGCACACAGCGAATAGTCCTGCGTTTCGATGGCAAGATCTTGTTCAAAGAACTCAGGTACATATACTCCGAATCGCAGACTACGTGTAATGAAGCTTGCACTGGAGTCTATTCGATCACAATCAGAAGATCCGAGGTAGATACAGGTGAAGGCATTTCCCTCCGTATCCTGAAGTCGAACCTGATGTAATCCCTCCATCAGCTTGCTAGACAAGACTTCCAACTGTTCTGTTCCACCCTCAGTGAGTCCCACATATGGAGCAATACGGATGATTCGGCGATATCCTGCCCAGCTAGACTTAGGTACTTCTTCGGCAAAAGCAATAACCGCACAAGGTTCATTTACCAACTCGCCCAGTGCAAGAGCATCACGCACCTGACCCTGCCACGCTGGGACAAGCTCAGCAAGCTTCTGCTTTAGTGTCTGTTTCATGAGCGTGCTCATCTTGCCTATACTGGCTGTGGAATTTGCTTCATTTGTTATAGACACATTTATTTCGCCCCCTTCGGCTGCAAATGTATGATCTGCCCGCATTGTGCAGCGACAATGCAGCAGCCATAAACTCCCCTTTGACACTCCATCTGCATTTCAATCTATGATCGAACCAAACTAGACAACATCACCGCATAAGAAAGACCGGCTCGATGGCCGGTCTGTACATTAGGACGTGTCTGAAAACTCGCTGAAGTGCATCTTTCACCCCCTTTTCGTCCCCTGCTGCGTCACTTTCCCTTGACGTGCCCCGGCACGCCTGCGGAAAACTTCCTTACTTGGAACGAAAATTCGGCAAAATCTGCGTCCTTCGGAGTTTTCAATCACGTCCTAGCGTATGTGCTTTCGGTGTGTCCCTGTGTGATTGATCCGATAATACAATCTTACACCTGTTGATCGCTAACGCGGATGGTGATTGGCATGACTTCGGTGCGATTAAGAGTGTATCTTGGGTGGAAAAAAGACGACATTATATGATTTAAGTTAGACAGACACTAGTGTAACTTGGGGTTCAGCGTAATTTCGAATGCGCGCCCCCAGATGAAGTCAGGGTTTGTATACTCCAGCTCTGCATGTTCATACGCAGCATAGGTGCGTTCCCCATCTTCCAACTGAAACACCGCATCGTTACCTTGGGCAAATGCAGGTTTAGCCGCAAGTGTCGTTGTGTATGTCTGCATCAAATCTCGCAGCAACGATTGCAGGTGTTCGTAATCCTCACTGGAATTGAACAACAGCATATTCTGATCCGCGAGGGTAGCCACATTGGTATATAACGCCTGAGCACGAGAATACGTGCGAATATCTGCAATCGCAACCGCTTTGTAGTAATAATCCTTCAGGAAACGTTTAAACAATAGCGACCCTTGAGCGTTCATCGCTTCCTCTAGCGCGGAAGCATGCGTTTCCTTCGTAATGAAGGCATAGCGAGATTGTCCCATACCAACCGCAATCCCGATCTTATTGCCTGGTGTATTCCACGCACTATACCCTAGAGCACGGCCGGTGTGCGAGCTACTTAATAGCGCCTCAGCTACATCTACATTCGCCGGACCTTTACCTACAAAATCAATCACAACCATTGGCACACCTTGCTCACTATTGGCGTTAATTCGCTCAACAGCAGCCTCTACCTGCTCCAGTGCGGTAATCGCCACAATTTCCAGGTTTGGCTTTGGTTTGTTCTTCTGAGAATGGCTGGTCATCCGATAAAGTTCTGAGGCAATATCAAACGTTGCTGCTTGAACCAAAGCTTCCTCCTTACTAACCTTCTCGCCTGTGGCAAGGTCAGCATCCGTCTCTTCCTCCGGGACTGGATATGCAGAATCAGCAACAAGCACGCCACCCACGATATCAATATGGCGGGCTACATTTTCATGTACATTCATATATTCATAGGTGTTCACGATGGTATTACCATGTGGACCAAAGTAGGTAACCGCATAACGTGTTTTTGCGCCATCATTAAGCAATTGATTCGCCATCCGAGCTAATAGCGAGTGTCCCAAACCATCAGCATCCGGAAGAATGATCGCACGGTCTGGATTCTGCCCAGCTACCCCGCCAAGCCATTCATTAATTCGATTCTCCAC